TTGTTCGTCCGTGTATTCATTTGGAGATGTTCCACCACTTAAGTTAGTTTTAACTAATTGAATCTCGGCTTCTCTTAACATACTATTCTCCTAACTCAAATTGAATAAGAGCGTCAACAAGGTCATCCTTACGTGACAATGATTTAGTATCAATGCCGTTGGCAGTAGCAAGATCACGAAGTTCGTTCACTTTCATTTTCTTGTACTCACTACGCATTTGCTCAACCTCTGGGTTATCCTTAGGCTCTTCCAACTCCTCACCAATTGGAGTTTCCTTTGGAGACTTTTCACTAATGGCAGTAGCTTCTTTTACAGGTTCAGCAAATCCTCGGGAAATAAGGTCGTTCCCAAGTGTAGCAGGAGCTTCGAAAACAGTTCCTTGTTGAACAACTTTTCCAGCTACAATCAAAGTCGTAAGGGCTTTATAAGCTAAAAACATAGTCTACCTCCTAGTTAGTTTTAAGAGTACCTACATAGTCAATACCCTCAAACGAAGGAATCATTACTGCAGAAACGACAGTAACCACGTTGACTGGGTGTTTTTCTTTGTAAGTAGTGATTGTAGGACCACCGTTAAGTACTTGAACGGTAGCATCAGTTCCACCTGTTGCAAGGTCAAACGCTTCTGGCGTAGTTCCGTACCATGTATGACCAACTGGAGTTGGAGGCAAGAGAACTACACGTCCATCATCAATAAGGTTGAATTGACGAATGTTACCTACATCTGGAAGTTTGTCAGTGCTTGCAAACTGAGCAATCTTCTTAGTGTAAACTGCAATTTGAAGACCTGTATGAGCTGAAATAAATTGTTCAGCTTGTTGTGGAAGAACAACAAGGTTTTCCCAAGATCCAGCAAGTCCCAAAGCAAGAGCTTTCTTAATTGAGTCACTATAAATGAGATCATTGTAAGTGTTACGGTTAAGAAGCATACGAGTTGGACGAACACCTGTACGGTTTTCAATATCGTCCAAAGCAGCCATAATGTCTTTGATTGGGTCAGAAGTTGTGCGATCTGTCCATTTCTTAGCAGCTGTGTATTGTTGAGCAGCAGACATGTTGTAGTCGTAAGTGTATTGTGCTTCTGCGTTGGTAGATTTAACAGTAAATTTACCGTATTGAAGCAACTGCATACGCATGTATTCTGCTTGTGCTTCTACACCATCTACAAGGTTCTTAGTGTCATCGTAAAGCTGAGTGATGATAGGCTGAGCAAGTGAAGTACTTTGGTTCAACAACATTTGCAAGTTTTGACGGTCTTTTTCACCAAGTCGCATTGACTCACGGAAGAATGCCATCTCTGTTGCTTGTTTTTTGAACCCAGCACGTTCACGCAAGCTAGCTTTAGCATCGTAGTTAGATGGTTGAATAGTTACAGGAAGGTTGTTAGCACCTTTAAGCCAAGAAATGTCTGTTCCCGTTTGTTGTGCGTTAGGGAAAAGTTCTGGACCGATGTAAGGAATTGCATTAGAAGGCAAAGCTTCCAAGTAACTAGCGACCTCGTTGGCATTTAGATAATCATAAATGTTCATTAATGTAGGCCTCCTTATTATTTAACAACTAAAATCATAGGGTTGGCTGATTCTGGAACAGCTCCGCCCACTTTTTGAAGAGCGGCGTATTTAACAAAACCGTGAACAAGAACAGTAACAGTGACACTTTCTTCACCTGCATAAACTTCTTGGTCACTAAAGATAACGCCGTCGAATTTTTCACCCGCACCTGCGACTTGCAATCCAGTTGAACGTCCGTCCAACGAAGTTGCATTTTTAACCACAGTACCTGCTAGGATGTATTTCTTGTTCCCAACTGTAGTAGCTGCTGTAGCTGGGATAACAGCTGGCAAAGCTACGTAATGGTCAGGAATTGCGGAAATACTGCGAGTGGTTTGTGAATAATCAGTAGTATTTACACGAACTTCTGGCATGTAAAATTCCTCCTATTTAAAGTATGAAGATGTTTGCTCTTTAGTTTGAGCTCCACCTAAAGCAGCAGCTAATTGTTTACCAAAAGCTCCAACTTCTTTAGGTGTTTTAGCTCCTCTACCCATACGGTCAGGACTGCCTGGATTGCCAGTACCTTTAGGATTATCTGTATGTTCGTCTGTAGGTTCTTCTTTAGGAACAGGTTTGAACAAGTATTGCTTATGTTCACGAAGTTCCTTAAGTTGTTCCTCCAAACCGTCAACAGATCCATCATCGGCGACTGTAATTTTAGTCATGTCCATAAAACCTAAAATGTCAGTAGCAGGAGCAATTGAGTCAGTAATAAGTGGTTGAAGACGAGATTCAATAACAGCAGTTTTTGCCAACTGTGATTGCGTGTTCAAGCGCTTTTGCAAGTCTTCGATAATGGCGTGCGCATCGCTACCTTCTTGGACTTGCTTTTCAAGTTCAGTAAGTTTTGACTGCTGTTCAGTTACTGAACGGTTAGCCGCATCACGTTGTTGGATGACCTCGTCGAATCGTGCGTGCGGTACAAAATGACTTCCATCACCGTCAATGAAAACTTTAGCGTCTAGTTCTTTCGAATTAGATTTAATGGTTTCAGTTACGGTTGCAATTGTATTGTCATCTAAACCTTTAAGCAGATCCGTAAGTTCATAAGACATATTACATTCCTCCGAGTTTACGCTCTCCAGCTGAGTCTTACGTTTTTGTTCAGTGCCGCAGAAACTGAATAAAATTCGAGGCGTTAAGGTGCCAAGTGTCCTTTAAAATTATTATAAAACAAAATAGATTCAGTCACAACACGACTGAATCTATTTAATGTAGACTAGTTTTTGAAAATTATTCAGTTTTGATAAATCTTGGATTACGGTAACTATTAGTATCTTCATCTAATAAGTCACTGTACCAACTGTCTAACATATCATTCGAATCTCCGTTAACCCAATCCCTCAACTCGTCCGCAATTTCTTCCAAAGACTTATCGTACCATACTGTTTGATAACACATACCATTAGGGTGGTCAAAAGGACAATCCTCTGCGGTAAAAATTTCTCCGTCTAAATCAATACAAGTTTGACAAGTTCTGCCAGGAGCGTGAACGGAGTGCCATTGAACTTTTTTAGCGTAGGGGTTAATTTTAGACCATTGTCTTACTCCTGCCGTAGCTGAATGACTAATAGTAGTCCTAGCTAGTCGTAAGGCATTATATTCTAAATTCGAATATTTTTTAGCCGTTACCGGACCTAGAGTCTCCTTAACCTTATCATAGTCCCAAGTTTTTCGAGCTTCCGGACGGATAAACTGTTCTAGTAGTTTAGCAGTATCTACCGCAGACATGCCGGACGCAACTGATTTAGTGATAACTTCGTGTACGGTAGTAGATGCTTTTGAACTAATAGACCATATACGTTTTGAAAGTCCCTTGTTATCCTTGTAGATTTCACCTTTAACAACCGCCTCCGCTGCTTGTTTAGAGTAAACTTTAGAGGCGTGCCTAAAAGTAGTTCCAAAGTCTTTAGCAGTATTTTGTCCACCTTCACCTAAAAGGTTTAGCATTTGCGTAACTTGAGCATCAATTACATTTTGAACAGCTTTATTCGAATATTCACTAACTAATTGATCTAATACTGTATAAAGATCGTAAGCATAGTCTTTGTAAATACGTAAAGGAAGGTACCCATTTTTTGACTTAACAAGTTTTGCGATAAGCTCCTCACCGGCAGCTTGAAAAGCCTTAAGAACTTCCTCTTCCTGTTCTAAACTTAATTTAGCATTAGTTAAGTGAACTGCTTTTTCCCAACTACTTAGATACTCGTTCTCTTTCCTTACCATCTATATCATACTCCTGTTTTAGCTTAACTGAACGAGCAGCAATTTTAGTAGCTGCGTTTTCGTCCTTATGCATAAGTTCGTGATATGTATGGACATTCATTTTATCACCTTTGTTCAACTCTTGTTGGATTTCACGTTTTAACTGCTTACGCTGGTTAATGTATTTATTGACATAGTAGTCTCCAATAAACGTAGTATAACGACGATGACATTTAGGACATTCGAAATAAGTCCACGTAACCTCCGGACCTACTTTAGTAGAAACAACATCTTCAGCTTGTAACTCAAAAGCATGTTCACACTCATTACATCTCACTTTGAATTTGCGTGGATTCACTTTGTCTTTCGCTAGTTGATTTTGTTCCTTCTTCATCTGCTTCTTTCGGTTTAGGATACCCATCTTGTTCCTCCTCTAATGTTGGTTCCTGTGTAAGTTCGTTTACTAAATTAGGCAAAGCTCCTCCTGAAACCTCGTCCAAGTCAGCTTGCTCTTCCAAAATACGTTGCCACTCTTTATCAGCTTTTTCCTTCTTACTGAACTCTTCAATGTAAGATTGGTGACTGCGAACATTGTTTTGCACCTCACTAATAGCTACTTGACGAGCTGCTGCTTCGTCGCTAGGAAGTGGGTATTTATGTTCAATGCTTAGAGTAGTTAAAGTAACATAGCTATTTAAAATGTTTTCAGGAAGTTCTTCCGTAGTAACATTTACTTTTGCTAATACTTCTTCCAGCATACTCACAAGCCATTGTACTGCCGAATCCCACTCTACCCATTTAGAGTCACAACGACTCATTAAGTCATAAAATAGGAACTGCATTGCAATGCCTGACGGAGCGGACTGAACTTTTTCAGGAAGTGGTTGATCCATTAGTTCATACATTGCTCTTTTAGCTTCATCTAAATAGTACTGAGTTGCAGGCAAGAAGTTAAAGCTACCTGAAATGTTAGTAACTTGAGCTTGCTTGCCTCCTGTACCTCCAACGTTAGAAGAAGGGTCAGATTTTAAGTCTACTACAGCATTAGGTGCAATCTTCATTCCTTTTAGTGAAGCAGAACTTGCGTCAATAATGACAGGTTGTTCGAACATTTTAAACTTAAGAGCATCTCGTAAGTCAGAAATTGTTCGATTGTGATTGTCTGCGATAGTAATAAGATCTTTAACGTCACTAGAACCGTAAATATCATTAGTAAGAGGTTCGTTAAGGATTACACGACAAGGAATTTGAGATAGTCCTGTAGGAGCAGATTCTGTTACTGCTAATGGAACTTCGATTGGGTTGCCCATGTTATCTTCAATTGTAACCAACTTAGCGTCTACCTTTTTAATAGTAGTAGAACCATCTTTGGCTACATAGATTTGATTAGACTCACCGTCAGTTAAAGCATAAGTTAACCAACATTGCTCCTCTTTATTTTCAAGGGCTTCTTCAATGCCGGAGTCACTAGGTCCTGACTTCATCTCATAACGATAGTGGTGCCACAACTGAGCCTCTGTTTTCATTCCTTTAGTTCGTTCGTCCTGATAGACAATATCCACGGACAAAAGACGGGAAGTATTACGAGGGTCTACAATGTAAGTAAATTGAGGCATTGGATAGAACCTAACATCAATAGGTTCTCCTTCGTTTGCAATTACTGCCATTAGTACTCGTTTACCTACCGTAGCATCTACTAAAGCATTAGCAGCTTTACTCCAAAACTTATTTTGCTCTAAAATAGATTCAAACAAAATACGTTTATTTTCAGCCGCTGCTTCTTGCCCAGACTGAATAGCATTGAACGTAAGTTCCGGTGAAGTCCCCATCATAAAGCGGGATTGTTTACGAACTAACTGTTTAATGTAGTTACGAATTTCACGTGTAGGAACATAGTCCAAGCCGTCAACGTTAATCTTCCAAGTTTGACCATAATCGGAGTCTAAATTGTTAACGTCAAAGCCGTCAAAGTATTGATAATACTTTTCAACTTCCTGCAGTTCTTGTTTAAACTTAGCGTTCTGCGCAAGTGGACTGCTAAATGCTTGGCTTAGGACTTCGTCTGTGTGTGAAACTTCTGTTGATTTTTTAGCCATTATTTTCCTCCTATATTATAGTATACAACTAAATACCTATAATTGTATACTAGACTCTTGCTCCTTTACCACTTAATACCTGTATTTCAAAACCGAAATCGTCGTTAATTAAAGCATCTGTAAGACAAGCATACCTATTACGGTCCATACAGTGGTCATTTTCCTTAACAACTTCGTCCCTACCATGTTCACTTGCCTTAGTGTCCCAGCTATAAGAATAGTACTCGTCTATATCATGTACGTTACTAGGATCAATAGTAAAACGTTTTTCGTGTAACAATTCTGCGTGGAAGGAAATACCTAACGCTACATCGTTTCGGGCAGGTAAGATTTGGATACCTTTACGAACAATATAAGGATGCTTTTGTAGTTCAATAATCATAGCAGACGCAGATGGGTCAAGTATGATATATTCAATAGGATACTTCCTAATCATGTTCACTAAATCATTTGCGTATTCTTTAGTTGTCTTTTGTAACACACCACCGAAGGATTGATTAGAGTCAACGTCTGCTTCAGTCAGTTGTTGTTCGGCTTCCCTACCTGAATGGTAATAAGATTCAATTAAGTGGTAGTGTTTCAAACGGTTCGAATATCCATAAACTCCAAAAGTAGTGGCGTTATAGATACCAAAGTCACCTGCTACAAAGATACGATCCCATTGTATATCTAATGTTCGAACATGGTCTTCCTCGTTGAACATTGAATAAACAAGACCATCGGCAGTTACCCAAAGACCTAAAATGAATCTTTTACGGAAAACACCTGCGTACATCTTTTCATAACGCTTACGGATATGGTCATTTAGACTAGGATTATCGTCCATTGTAAAGTGTAAATAGAGAACACGTTTTTCAATAGCCTTGTCAATCCAGTTCTTTTTGAAATAGTGGTTAGGGTTAGAAGGGTTACAACTGAACCACATCTTTGAGCCAAAGACTGAACAACGTCCAGTCGCTTGGTTAACAAAAGATTCGGGCATAAGAGCAACCTCGTCACAAAAGATCCCTGCTAATGTAATACCCTGTATTAGATCCTGACTAGCTTCGTCTTTACCACCAAAGATATGGAAGTAGTTAATAACTTCTTTATCAGCTTCTTTACGTGCAATAACTAATAGATTTTCATTACGAACATCTTCAATCACATAACCGCGACTTGAAAGCATTTGCTTAAGAGGTTGTACTACGTTACGACGAGCTGAATGAATAGTCTTACCACAAATAGCAAAGTTCTGTCCAGTGAAATCTTGCATTGCCCAAAGGACAAAAGATAATGCCATGGATACTGTTTTGCCTGAACGAATAGAACCGTCCGCTATAACTACATCAAAATCTTTATAAGGTGAATTATCTGTCCACCATGTTAGCAACTGTAATTGTTTTTTACTAAAAGGTACAAAGTTGAACCTTTGTACCTGATTTTTCAATCTTCCCATTAGCTACCTCGTCGAAGGATTTCAGCTGGAGCTTTTTGTCCTACTCGAAGATGTTCCGCTTGGTCTGGCGTTACCATAAAACGACCATAACCACTTACATCAATAAATCCATCTCCTACACGTTCAATCACGCCAGGATTTGAAGATACATAAACAGGTTCTTTTGGAGGACGAGGCCAACAAACAACCGCAATTGTAATTGCTACAACAATTACAGTATATAGAAATTCTTTCTTAGTCATTATTTTACTTACCTTTCTAATTACAAGATTTTGAAATGAGTAGGAGTAGCTTGATAAGCCCATGCTTCACTCTGGTTAGTAGTCTTAACAAGTCGTCCATTCTCTACTTTAATCATTGTGCCTTCTGGGAATCTTTCAATGCCTGTCACATCGTTTTGAACAAACCCACGATATTTAGCAGGTGCGTGAGTTCCTGGGTCTGCTCCTAAAAGCATTACCGCATAAGCCTCAAAGTTATTACTTGCAACTACCGCAGAACTGTCACTTGCCAACTTAATAACTGAACCTTTAGCAATAGCTGAAGATGTTTTGTTATAAGCCTGCACAACCTCATCGCCGAACTGAATAGGAAGAGCTTCTCCGTTAGTGTTACGGTGTTTATGAGGTAGCATGGTATTTCCTGACCCTGTAATTAAGATATGGTTGCCATGTCCTTTGTTAGATTGTTCATCCATGTTGTAAACAGGCTTATCTAAAATACAATTATTCATATAGACAGTTGAATCTTCTGACCCTGTTCCATAAGTACCAAAACGAACAGCATAGTCTTCCCAGTTATCTTTATTCTCACCACGGAACTCACAGTCAGTAAGGATAAATAGGTTAGCTTTTTGATTGTGATTTGTGTGGAAGGAGAACGGTGTAGTCGCTGATTGGAAGTAGCAACGTACAAACTCCCAACGTCCTTTAGATCCTGACCCACCTGCAACTGCTTGAACAGATTGCCAAACACCCTGCTTGTTACCCTCGTGAATAAAACGACAGTCAGTAATAATAACATCACTATTATCAAACTGATTATTCGTTTCAAGGTGAGCTACATAACGAGTATTTTTAGCCCTAAATTCAATACCTTTAATGCGATTGTGCTTCCATACATTTAGAGGACTAATACGACGAGAAGCATTGTCTGTAATCTCATTATCTGGGATAAGGATTTGAAGAACTACCTTACCTACTCCTTCTAAGTTAACATAGTCAGGAAGGATCATTCCTTGTCGTTCGTCGTTTGTTTTATCTGCAATATCTACAAACTTCTTACCACCGAGTTCTTTATAGAGATCGTAAGTTCCTGCACTAATTCGAACAGTAATTGGACGAGCTGGAGTTGCAATGTTGCCTGCTTTAGCTACAGCATCTAATACTTTTTCAAGCTCTTTGCCAGGACCTACTTCAATTACATCACTTGTATCGGCGACAATGAGATTAGGAATGAACACTTTATTTTCTTGTGACCCATAATTGTTCAACAAATCCAAAGTAAGTTGAGCTACAATAGGAGTTCCATCGTATTTGTTATTGGTAGTTACCCAAAGCAACTTATCTTCATTGTACTTAAGTTCCCCACTCTCTGCGGCAGAATAGTTAATGTTCGAAGACCCTGAAAGCTTCTCCCAGTTAGTGTTATCTGTTTTTGAAATATAGGTAAAGAATTGTCGAATGTTTTTAAATGAATAAGTAACACCCTTCTCTAACTTAATAGCACTAAAACAATCCCAGTCTGCACTGCTTCCTGGAGTAGGACTTCCACTCCAAAACTTACCTGGATATTTAGTAGCTTTGTCCAGCATGTTACCTGAACTATAAATACCATTTACATTATGCAAATCAACTGTTCCTGTTACTTGACTGCCGTCAATCTTAAGTGAAGGAATGACTGTGTTTAACACGCCATAACGATGTCCTGTAGGGTCTGCTAAATAATCACCTAACTTAGATTTAGGTTGGTTAAAGAGGGCAGGATTAATAGTAATTTGAGTAGACAAAGCTAGGAAGCCATCTTGTTCTGCCGTAAAGTCTCCACTCCAAGGTTCGTTCTTGCTGCTGTTAATTTCTTTAACAATAGTCTTTCTGTCCATCCCAACTTGAAAACTAAAGATACCATAAAAGCCGTGGAGGTAGAATGTTTGCCCAGACTTAATAGGGATAAGTGGATATCTCTTCCAGTCTTGTGAGTCGTAAGATCCAATTGTATTACCGTTCTTAGTATATACCCTATAATTTTCACGGGAAGACTCGTCAATTAGATAAGTAGTTGAACGGGCAAAGGTTGTCATTTCAGGACTGACCGAGTTTTGGGCAATACCTGAAGATTGATAATCTCCACCCTTAACCCAGTTACCATTCTTCCAGTAAAACCATTCTCCACCTACAACATAAACTCCAGGACCTCCATTAGGTACTGCTCTTTTAAGTTCATCTAATGACCCATAAGCACCGGCAGGATTTCCTCCAGACAAAGCAGTAAGCATTTCTTTAACATAGTTAGCGTCTGCTTTACCGTTCATTAGTTCTGCAATCTTTTCGTTAAAGACAGATAAGTCCGTCTTAGCTGCTTCCAAGTCACTTAGCTGGTCGGCGATAGAAGCTACTTGACTATCAGGCAATGTTTTAGATAGACGTTGAAACCAATCATAAAATTGATTCATTACATTTTCAACTTCTGCGATGTAGTATTTAGACGCAGCGTTAGTCATAACTCCAGGCTTAACATAGATACGGAAGTTAGCAGTTGATGCTACAACAGTACCATTCTTGTCTGTAATTCTAAAGAATACTTCCGGGATAAGACCTACTTTGAAAGTAGATGCTGCTGGCAGAATGGCAATAAGTTTACCATCACTACTATGCGCAGGAACACTAAATTCACCTGCATTACCATACCCCTCCAGCGTTACAGTCTTATCAAAAAACCAAGCGGAGTTAATAATGTTACCATCGTCCAACAAGGTAGCTTGAATACGAATACCGTTTTTGTCCCCTTGCCTAATATAGACGATAGGTGCTTCTGCTCCACCCTTTGGTGATAAGTTAAGGGTTAGAGATTCAACACGCCATTGATCAATTTGAACCATTTAAGATCCTCCTTTACTAAACTACTAAAATTATAACACATATAATAGGAAAAGAATTAGTCACGTTTACTTTTCTTCAGTTGATTTTGTTTCAGTTTGTTCTTTTAGATATGCTCCAGTCTCCTGTGCAAACTCCTTCCAAACAGCAGCAGCTGCATTGTCCAAAGCTTCAACAAAGTTATCCTTCGCATCATCAACAGCTTCTCCTTCACCCATCTTCTTACGTAACAAGGTTAGCTTATCACGTTCAATCTGCAACCTATATTGAACTTCTGCAGGGATCATGCCGTTAGCTTTTTCCTGTCCTGTTTGTGCTCTGTCTATAATATTTGAAAGAACATCCAAAGCTCCCCACCTAATTTGTCCTCCTTTTGTCATTAGGTATTTGTCGGGATTATTTAAAGCCATTTCGATTATGTTCATTAGCTTTTCCCATGCGCTATGGTATTTAATGTTAACACTAACTTTAAACCCTGCATACATTTGAGTAAGAGTATCGTTAGTTACTAATGACTTCTCGTCGTCAAACTGTTTCTTTAGCTTAACCCACTTTTCTTTTGAACGCATAATTTCGACAGTGGTTTTTGAAACACCATAACGATTAGCAATCTCTTCAGTCGTCATACCTCTAATGTATTCTAACTTCATACGTTCATTGCGTTCGGCTTTGGACAGTTTAACACCTTTATAATCGTACTCAATCATTTCGTCCTGCTCAACGCGGGATTTAAGTTTGGTCGACTTCTTACCCGTCTTAGCTCTTTTACGAGTCTTCTTAACTTTAGGTCCTGCTACATTCTCAGTCATGTAAGTCCTCCTTATAATAGTAACTACATTATAGTCTAAACAACACACAAGATCAATAACATACTAATAAGACTCTATGTTATATTTGTTCAGTTCTTTATGTTTCAAAAATGTTCATGTCCTGTTTACTAAAACGTTCGGTAATTGTTTTTCAAATTGTTCAGTTATTATTTGTTAAATTGTTCAGTTCTTTGTTGTCAAAATGTTCACTGTTTATTGTTCTAAAAATGTTCACTAATTTCCACTAACCCGCAGTGATAAATGTTCAGTTCTTTTGGGTTTAAATGTACCTAAATTTTGTTCGAACTTTATGTTCAGTTCTTTAAATGTTCAGTAATTATTTTCGAACATTTTTTTGTACTTTCGAACATTGTTCAGTTCCTTAAATTTAAGATGTTCAGTGTTTTCGAATATTGTTCGAAAGTGTAAAATGTTCAGTTATTTTGGGTTTTCGAACATTGTTCAGTTCTTGTTTTTCAGCGTTTTGTTCACTAATTTTATGGTAGGTAAAGTCCTTAAAAACCCTTTATTTACAAGGATTTAAGAGATAGGTTTGTGTAAGTGCCTGTTATGTAGATCCTTACCTCTTCTTGCTTGTTTGCTAATGTCTTCTTGTGTCTGTTTAAAGTATTATATTTACTAGGATTATTAGTACTATAAATGGAATTATTGGTAGATGTTCAGTTCTTTGCATTGCGCATTTTTTATTTGGATCCTTTAGTTATAAGGGTTTGTTTAGGTTTTGAAATAGTTAGGTTTTAGTATAGTTAGATGGGTGTATGGGTGTCTTTTCTGCGCATTTTTGGTTGTTTTCTATATGCCTATTTGTATTGTTTTAGTTGGAAAATAAAAAAAGTTCAGTAGGTTTTAATTACTGAACATTTCTTGCTTTATTTAATTTCTGCTACTTGGTTGTTACACTCTAAACATCTCCACCATTTACCACTTGGTACTGCTTTTAATGTTCCCGGCAGTGTTTCGCCGAACTGGGTTTCGATAAATGTACCTGTATATTTCATTGTACGACCAATGTTAGTTGAATTACATTTTGCGCATTTCATATTCTGTGCCCTTTCTACATTTTGGTAT